GTTACATAATTTTCTATATATTGCACTCCATGATCTTCAACTAAATTTGATTCGACTAGATTAAAAAATGGAAATCCCATTTCATCTACTTCACCGCCTCGAATCTTCACATTACTATGTTCAGTGCTCTATATTTCTCCGCGTATTCTGATTTTTTGATCTTGGTTAGTATCATATTCAAATATAGTTCCGTATGAATTTGTAGCATAGTTTCCTCCGGACGTAGTAAATTTTTTTATCGGGTATTTTCCTATTATATGAATACTATAATTGTTATATAAATCCATTAAATTCTTTACATACCAGTCATTATAACTTACTTCTGGAGATGCAAATTGATATAATGTAGAGTTCTCATTTGTTATTTTATAACCATTGCCAAACGGATTGTTCGGCAGCACAAATGTAGTACTAAAATCATCAAAATCTGCGTATACTGTTCCAAGTGTTATGAACCAAGGCTGAAAGTAAACATCTGTATAATTTGTACCGTACATTGTTTTTCCAACAATGCCTTGTGTTATTGCACGCCTATCATTCATTGTTCTTATACAACGAACTATTTCAAAGTTAGTAAACACACTTGGTAGATTTCTTATACTAAATTTTATACCTAAGATGGATGCTTGATTTACATTATTAGCAGTATGCACAGGAGGCGAAGTATGTTGTGGAGGAGTAGTTATATCTCCTATATGTATAACCGGCCATTTATTACCTTTATCGTCATACAAAACAATACCGTACCTATATGTTTCTCCTCTTCTCAAAGATTTTTCATGTAAACCTTCGTGGGAATTTAAATTTACAGTACGATCCGCTAGTTCATATTTAATATTTGAAGTATCCGGATGTTCTATGTCAATGCCCTATTTAAACAGATTATACTCCTCTAGATAATCTACAGTATTACTATATTTTATATTCGCAGCAAACAGATAGTCATTCTTCTCTTCTATATACTTAGGAGTTATAGATACATTACTATATGATATAAATTCATCGAATGTAGTATCAGATACTATTGGAGTCTATCCTATATCGTCGTATGTAAATGTACCAGAGATTGGCAATTTATCGTCATAAATCAGATCTATTGTAGGATTCTAACCTTGTTCGTAATATGTTATACGATATAGTTTTATTTTATCATAAGAACCTGTCTTACACTCATTTATCGTCACATGTACACCACAGTCAGTAAGACCTGTCATAGTACCTTCGTCTATATTGTTCTTTGTACTATACAGCGATATAGGTTTACTGCTGGGTGATACATTAGACTGCCCTTTATATTTAGTATAAAGTATATACGCATATTGTACAATAGCCGGCTTTAAAGATCCTTGTATTTTTACAAGACTTCCAAATCCACCAAAATTAATAGGATCTGCATTACCTGTAGTAATGCCGTTTTCGTTTGCTGTTGTAGTATCTGTTACTGGTGTGATGTTAAACATCCTCAACGTATTTACACCATCTGCTACATATAATTTAACATTATCGGAATCTTCCCAGCGTGCAATAGTACTTATATATTCAACCCCGTTATCTTTCCAAGAAGGTCCGCTATTCTTCTTCGTTTCTTTTACTCCTGTGTTAGGGTTCCATATATCAATACAACCTTTTATGCCGTCGTCATTTATATCGTATAATATGACAATCCAATCTCTAACCGTACATACTTGGATAATCTCTGCTCCAGCAGGAAGTATATCTTGCAATACCTACTGTCCGCCAATCTATGTTGATACTTTTGGAGTACTATATGATTCTATAGCTCTAAGTTCCCCAGAATTCTCTCCGGTATCAGTAATAAATCTTAAGTTCTCAGCATACCTATATTGTTCACTAGGAATAAACATATCCGATGTATCGGTGTTCATTCCTTTAGCAAATGTGTTTATTTGCTGTAATTTCTAATCAATGGACATGATAATCGTTATATGTTATTTGTTCTTCACCAATATTCCTAAAGAACGTATCGTCTCCATCCCAATCAGGGATAAGCTTATTCCAATCGTTCTTTATATTCTGCATATCATCTGGAGTAGGCATCATTGCTTCTGCGTATGCCTAATTCCTATAGAAATTCCACTATTGCTGTACATAGAAGTATGACTGCTAAGAATACTTGCCTGAATACTTTGAATTGCCGCCACTTAATGTACCGTTTAGGAACTTAGGAAACGATAGCTTCATTACAACGTACCAATATACAGCTTCTTGATACGAAGGTAGATCGGGGATTAATGGGTAACCTCTCTCATCTGTAGCTATTGCTTTATAAGCCAACTTTACGAATCCGTGACGCTGATTAAACACCATCCAGCCTGGTTTTATGAAATATTGTGGTTCTTCCATTTTGCCATCGTTGAACATTCTATTTAAATACTTCATAGTATTTATAGTATAGAACTATGATTGAGATGTTATTCTCCTAGGCATAGCTGGTTCATAATAACCCGCGCCCCCTTTATGCTTGTTGTTAAATATACCTGTTGTTGTTTTACAAGGTTTCCAAGGTCCATGAGGCGTAACAGAATAAGCAACGCCGTCCAAATATTGTAAATCGTCTGGGATTGGAATTTGATAATCGTGTATTTCTAATAGTGGAAACCCGTCCTCTCCGGATTCCTTTTTGATATACTACATAGGCGCACCAATCTTTTCAACGGCCTCAAATATCCATTCACGAATATCGCTAATTCTCTAGCGTATTTCATTAGAATCCAAATCAGCCATTATTTTAGCTATGACTGATTCACACTTTGTATAATTGTATATCATTTATATCTATATAGTCTTGGTTATTAAAAATTAGTTGAGCTAATTGTCTCTTGTTATGTCTTATTAGGCTCAGTGTATATTTATATCTATCGGGGAACGTTCTTGGTATCTTAGACCAGTATAATCTATATTTATATCCTTCAGAATGTTCATTTAAATGGTATATACGTTTGTCTAGTTCTTTACTAGCTTTATAATCTACAGATAACGATAGATCATTCATATGCTTAGGCTTATACTTGCCTATCTAAATAAAGCCTAGCCCAAAAGGCATTTTAAAGCCATCTGACGCGTTTAATACACGTTCTAGTATTACATTACACATCTCGTCTAGAATGCGGCTATAAAGGCTGTAATCGACCTCTATGGGCATTGTACGGTACATATCTCTGAACGTGTACGATTGTTTACTCTTCATCGTCTTGTGGTCCGTGTGGTTTAACCGAAGCCAAGGTAGCATTGTTACTATCGTCGGACGGTCTATTGAGCATGAATGATAACTCATTCTTCATTATAAGTTCTTTGATCTGTGGTACCATCCAAGCCGGTATCTTCACATCATCTTCGTCTACATCGCCGTCGTCACCTTCTAAATCATCAGGATTCTCATATACAGCAAGTACGTATATATACTTAAGCAAACCCAGGTCGCTTGTTCCCTGTACATATATGTGCCCATCGTCTTCATAATATGCTGTGAGCTCCCCAAATGTATACTTTCTAAAGTAATTATAATGGCGCCTTACGTGGTCCATATATTGTAATACTTCTCCACTTTGGTCGTGTACAGCCAATATACTGGATCCGACGTTATTAAATACATTTTCTAATGGCTATACTGTCCTTTTTGTGAATATAGGAACATTTGATTTTGATTGTACTTCTTCAAGCTCTAGCGGGCCATCTTCGCGCACAGTCAAGAACTCATCGTCTATAAGCTCTTGTATATCTATACCGTGTTGCTTGTTCTACTATTTTATGTAATCCATGCGGTCTTTATGCAATTTACCTTTATATGCCTTTACCCAGCTTATTATAGAGCCTCTTGAAAAGTCCTCGCTTTCGCTAATATTGTTGTTCCTTACAATTAACAGTATATCATCTACTATATCTCTTAATGATATTTTGATCATATTAATTGCCGTAAGCTTCTACTACCCTTACGTCGGTAGTTTCTAATAAATCGTTTGTATTTTCTATCCGGTATTTATACTTATTGACTTTCTTAAAATCAAGCGTAATAAGCCTTTTAAAGAACGATTTCTTATTCTTATATTCTCTAGTTCTATATATGTATATATACTATGTATTCTATATCTATAAGCCTATCTTAACAGTATCAATACCTATTGTATAGTATACAGTAGTAAGATCATTATACTTTATACTATCGTTATATACAGTATCTCTAAGTATTTCTATAATATTCCCTTCTACTGGTTTCGCACTATTAACGTTTATTGTCTGTGTTTGAGTTGCTGCAGTGCTCACCTGTTGGGGTTTTATCTTAAGTTTTTTACGGACGCTATCTAATTCATGTAGAAGTGCGTCATTCTGCTCATCTAACGTTTTTATATCTAGCTATAAAACATTATTGGCCTACCAAGATTCCTATAACGAACCTTGATAGGCCTCAATGTTATTCTAGGCTGCTTCTATGTCTTTTGAAAGCTGTTTGTTTACATTACAAGTATGTACACTAAACGCTGCCAAAAAACCAACCAAAGCAACTTTAATTATCTTTATCAACGCCTTCCGATGAGCTAATATTGTCATCAGTAAGTTTCCCATTTCTGACCATGCTTCTTAATTCGTTGTACCTACTAGTCCATGTCATATTGGCTGCCTGGTATTTACCGTTCCAATACATAGCGACACCAAATATACTTGCTGCATATACAAGTGTTTGGGCCACGTAACCAAGTATTCCACTTGTGATGTCTCCTGAATTAAAATACTAAAAGAAAGCCAGACATATACCACTAGTCAGTGAAGCTACAGCTGTAGAATACTGAACTATATCTTTCCAACCTTTCATAATTAATTCCCTTCGTACCAAACGGTGTATTTAGTTGTGTCTATAGTAAGAGGTTCTTCCATTCCGCTAACATTAAACGTAAGAAAGTTACGTGTATCGTTACCGGAACCAGTAGATATTGTACCAACGCTTGTGAGGTGCATATCTGTTGTGTATACATCAATAGATGGGTCGCTAGGATCAGTCTATTCTGATTGACCGTCATCTGGACTTGTTTGTCCTGAAGAACCAACTAAATTTAGTATCTTACTATAATCTACAGTAATAGTTCTTAAATCGCTATTTGGAGAATATCCAGGTTGATGTAGCCTTACGACAATAATAAGAGTATATTTTCCAACATGTAGTTGGTTACTTGCAGGAAAGTATATAGTTATTTCATCAGATTTTACTTCTGCCGGAGCTTTGAATATATAAGGATTCTAATGTTGTGCTTTCTTGTAGAATGCACTAAATAAGTGAGGATATACTCCAAATCCAGTATATGCAGGTTTTACATTATATATAGGATCCCCGCTGCTACAGATGTCATACAGTGTGGCATGATATCTATCGCTCAATGGCTCCATAGGAAACCTTCTGATGTATTCTGAACTAGTACGCCCGTCTACATTTACGAAGTAGGCATCTATACTTTCTATATTAGTATAACTCTCGACATTGTCGCCAAACAAATGAACATGCAGGCATATATCGTTTCCTATTCTAATATTCTTCATATCTTTAAAATAAAAAAGCTAGAGAGGGCTTATGCCCGCCCTAGCTTAGTTAATCTGCAATTCACTCGTCTGCAGCACCGTCTTCAGTAGTAGTATCCACAACGCTACGGTCAGCTCCACCAACACAAGCGTTCAGCACTGTGTAGAGGCCACTTGTAGCAGCAGTCATGTAGATTTCTACAGTCTGTTTTGTCTTACGGAAAATATCATCAGCAGCACGATACATGTTCTCGAACTCGAGAGTAACGGCGTTATAATGACCAGCAAGATTAGTCTCCATAGCGGGCTTGATGATTGGCCAAGTACCGTTACCACGGTTCAGGATACCCTCATAACCCATGCCCTGAGCTTCACGGTCACGAACCAGCTTTGCGCTAGCAGCATAACGGAAACCAGGAGTCTTCTCGATGGTTACTCCAGTGGGGAAGTGCTTGTTGAGAGATTCCCAACCTTCACCAGCAGGATCGGTGAAATAGATGTTAGCATTGAAGCGAACCTTCTCAGCCCAGTTCAGTGTCTCAACTGCATCATCATCGTCATAAGGCAGAGCCTCGATACGAATAACGGCACCAGTAGTGCTGGCCTGATTGGCGTCGGCATGGAAGTAATGAGTACCGTCGTTCATAGCAGTACCACTGGTAGATGTAGTATTGATGCTACCAACAGTAACATTTACACGAGCGCGCTTCCACTGCTTGTTAATAACATTAGCAATACCAGCAGCAATAGTAGCGGCAGTGTCGCCATAAGCAGTAACATACTCGTAGCTCTCAGTCCATTTACGATAACGATGAGGCATATCCTTAAATGTAAGGCGAACGATCACTCTCTTACCGCCTTCAGCTAGCAGTGAAAGAATGTTTGCACCGATGTTGCTGAAGTCGATAGTAACAGCGTCTTCAGTATCTGCACCAGGATAAGCAAGAGTTGAAAGACTCTTAATATCAGCAGCCTGAATGATGTTTGACCACTTAATCACAGGATGTGAAACACCTTTGTGATCCTTAACGAGACCACCGGTAATCATGCCGATCTTAAATCTCTTGCATGCGGTAGCGGACGTAACAATTGCGCCAGAATCAGCATTCTGTATGATGAAACGTCCTTTGTAGGTAGCAACATTGCTAGCATTAATTGAATTAAGGTTAGCAGCTGTAAGCAAATCAGCAGTAGCGTTGTTGCTAACAAATACAGTATTTATGTATGTAATCATATTGTTTAAATAATTTATTCTACTCCCTCTATATCTATATAATGTATTTTGCGAGCGTAGCGAGAAATACTCGCGAAGCGAGCAAAATTAACATTATATAACTAAACCTAATTAGCTGAGGTTTCCACGTTTAAATTATTACTAAGCGAGTTATTTATATCGTCCGTTAGGACGATGTGAATAACGAGCGTAGCGAGTTATTTATATTGCTCACTCTTGAGTGAGCACTTCGTTTGTTATAGTCTTATATCTAGGGTCAGATTGATTCTCTATGTACATTTGAGCGGCAAGTTTGGTTATCTCAAGCCATGTATGATACTCAAAGTCAGCGTAGTCTTGATCTGGGTCTGCGCTAGTTAGTTCTTGAGGAACTTTTAGATACCCAAGAGTATAAGAATGTATCTTGTATTTTTTATCGGTTAAAAGTCGAAATCCGTCCTTTGTTCTAACACGTAGCGGGCGAGCTCTATGATATCTGTAATGAAAGTCTGTAAGATTGTTGTTTACACGATACATAAAACTATCTGCAGTACACTCAAATACACACGTGTCCATTATATACTGATCGTCGAGGTTTGATATTTCAACATCCTCGTTCAACACGTACATCATGTCTGAAGGATAAGTATACACGTAAGAATCATAACTGCTATGAGATTCAACTCCGTCTGCATTTATATTAACCTCCTTGAAGAGTTTTACTAAATCTCTAGTACGTTTCTCATTCTGTTCGTATGATGTGCGTTTTGGAGCATTGCCGTTAAACCTATCTTTAACAAACTTCATGATAGCTTGGTTGATCCAGTATAATGAGTCATCTGTGACAGGTTTATCTATTACACCATCAAGCTTATTTATTTCAAGTTCAAAGGACGCAATTATGTCTATGCATCTCATAATCAATCTTCAGTGTTTCTTCCACGACGAGCATCGCGCTGATCTTCTCTAGCACGTTTAGTCATTTCCTCTTGTTGCTGTTTACGACGAGCTTCTGCGCCAGCTACATACTGTACATATAGATCTACTGCACCTGTAACTATATCGTCAAAAGCATCCATAGGTAATTCGCAAGGAGTGCTTGTCATCAGATCGAAATGCTGTGGTTGTTTGTAGTACATAACTTTTACGCCTATTGGAGTAGTATATTGATCGTATATTACATTTAATGTTGGCTGCCCGCCTACATATTCTCCTAGAGACGCAGCAGGGTAACGTAATATTCTCAACGAGTTATGTGGTGTTTCTATCAACCTCCATACATCAGATTCGGATACTAGTTCGTTTGGCAATACGTGTATAGGTTTTGATGGATTATTACTACTAGACCTAAAGCTATATGTGCTAGAAACATTTGAAACGCTCCTTATATATAAGTAGAACTTAGTAGGCAGTTTGTATGTTACTGATCTACCATTCTCTATTATAGATCCTAGTGTACCATCTCCTACAGTATTATCTATTGCGTCATTGCTGTTTACTAATATAGTATCTGTGTCTATCATGCTTTGAAGTACAGACTCTACGTGAGCAGATAACTTAGACCCCGATTGTACATTATCCAGATTCCTATATATGTCGTGTATATATTTATCTTGGTATGAGTTCAAATATGCATATATAGTTTCTGTATCAAGCTTTTCAAGATACTCTTTCTCTGGAATCATTGTTTGAACTCTTCTCTCAAATTCTATACCAAGCTGTCTTGTTTCTTCTAGTGTCATGCTTCAAGCCCTCTCATATTAAGTTTACTATTCAGTCTAGCAGATTCTACATTCTCAAGTGCAAAAGCTACAGCAAGACTTATTAATTCCTCAGCTACAGTATCGTTACATTCAAACTGATATTCGGGTATAGTACTTGTAATGTCTGTATTGCCTGTAGCAGTTACAGTAAAATAAGTACGCTTAATCTCTCCAGTTTGCAAAGTAAGATCATCTTTTGCGAACTTGTTTGGAATCTTTATATAAACGATCGTTCCTTGATTCTTTGGAGCATTTAATAAATCGTATACAACATATATATTATCGTCTTCAATATAACATACTGGAGTTTTAATCCACGGCATGTTAAAGGCCGATGTATAGAATTTAGTTGCCATTTCATGAGTCACAAGACTTGTTGGAACAATTCTAGATGTCTTTGTGTCGTAAGGCATAACTCTGTCTACCTTATTTACGGTAAACTTGTCAGTTGTAGATGACTTGTTATCTAGCCATACGAACACATACGGGTATGTATCGTGATTGTTAACAAACAGAGCTCGTTTTATATCCTCTATTGTTGCGTCGGCTACAATATCTCTAGCTGTCCAATCATCTGCGAACTCAGTAGGAGTATATTCTACTTTGCAATACCTAAATGTCGTATCTGTACCGTCGTATAACAGTTCGTAGTTTAAAATATCTTCGGTATTGTTATCATAAGTATTCAACTTGAATACATTGGTACCATATATATGACCAGGGTCTGACAGACCTGATTGCGTAGAATCGTAATTACAAGTAGATTCATCTACCTTTGTTTTGGAATCAGAAATCATCGGAGTAGTATACTTAAGGTATGCTTGTAGAAAATATAAACACTTATCCGGCAATTTTGCACTCATTACGTTTTGCGCGATAGCAGAGTTAGAATAACTATATCTAATGTCGTCATCTTGTTTTACAAGTGGTGCTATGTCTGTAATAGCTTTTAAATCACTTTCTAATGAAGCTCTACGTACGTTATTGCCTGTAACCTTTTGTGCTATTAGGGCGTTGTATGCTTTGTCTAGAACGGTTGCGACTTCATATTCAGTCAACGATGGATATGACGAAGTAACATTTGCCTTGTCATATTCAATCATGAATTTAATGTATATGTCTTTATGCGTCATATCTCATGTGTAATAATTACTTATTATTTGTTTCGTTGATAATAGAAAGTTTTAAATCCTGATTCTTCTTATCGTCGAGATAAGCTATTGCATCTTGTAGGCTATCAGCAAACATATCACTACCGTAGAAATAACGGGTCTTGTCCTTGCGAATAACACCCTTAGCTATAGCGCTTTCGAGAATAAACTCCGTTTCTTTAGTCTTGTTGTTAACCCACTTATCAAAGAAACGTTTTGGTTGTTTATCGACAAGATTAAATAGTGTAGATTCAACAAGCTCGTTTGACATTGTGTCAGACTTAACGCCAAACAAACGCAGACACTTGCGCATCTGATCAAGACTGAGCTTATCAAACTCCTTAATAGCATCTCTACGAAGTTTATTCTGTTTGTTAGCCTCTATTGCTTCAGCTTCACGATTAATCAACAGATAATCTTTACCTGCGTCAAGTGCATCTAAAGATGTAGCAACTCGTTTATGACCACTAAGAAACTTAATCATCATTGCTTGACGAGGAATTGAATCATCAAGTAATAGTGTTCTAGAACCAACTTTTACACAAAATGTAGTCCAGAAATCACTGGACTTTGCTAAATGCCCTTTTTCGTATCCAAGGGCCTTTTCATAATATTCTTCTTCTTCAGGAGTAAGTCCTGTATAAATCGACCCAGACCTTGTATAGTATGGAGCAATATAATCGAAACAGCTCTTATACTTAATTAATCCAGCCCAGGGATTCTTTTTCTTAATCTTTAATTCAACTACCATAATTTACATTAGAGTTGTTTAAACGATCTGTATGGGGGCCGAAGCCCCCAAGAGATCTATATGTTTTATAATTAGGCACCTACTGCCCAGCCACCATCGTTGCTGATTTCGGTATCTTCAGCATCGCAGTACAGGATACCACATGACAGTGGATTACGGAGCATAATACCCATTTCACCAAGGAAGTGAACCTGATAACCATCACGGCTGTTAGAACGCAGTGTGGTAATGCTGTTAGCATATCCATTAGGAGCAACAGAACCACCAGTAAACCACTGTACGAACTCACGACCCTTACGACAAACCTTAACCACGTTTGCCTGACCATCACGCTGACCAAGATCAACGAACAGGAATGTATAAGACATCAGTGGTTTACCTGTCAGTGGGTGCAGCTGACGGAACATTTCCATGTTGTCAAACAGAGCACAACGCTTCAGAGTAAGCTCAATGCCGTTGGTCATCTTATAAGTAGTGAACTGACCACCAAGAGTCAGATTCTGACCGCTACCGGTAACAAAAGTAGTATCAATCATATTGAAGCTTGCTACCTTCTCCTTAAGAATACGATCGAACTCACGAATACCCATTTCACCAGTAAGAGCGATGAACTTACGCTCATTGGTACCGAGGATATTATAACAGAGATCGAACAGATAATCCTCAAGCAGTTCAGCAGTCAGCTGAGTGTAGTAACGCACATTAGCTGGGCTAATCTGCTCGAACAGACCAGCTGAGATGGGCACAGGACGTCCGTTCGTACCCTTCATAGCGTATGTACCGTCGGCGTTACGATTTGACTTAGAGAACAAGAGGAACTTCTCCTCACGCTTCTTCCATTCACGAAGAGCAATCCAATACTGATAATCGCTCCACAGATAGCTTGTCTTGCCGGACTCAGGATCCTTCAAAGCAATAGCGAGAACGGTGCTATAAGCATCGCCAGTAATATCATAAGACAGACGCAGAGTAGTAAGATTATTGCGCATCTTAAATGGCGTCTGATAGTTGATGATATCTGCCTCATCACTATACTCCTCGTAAGCTGAACCAATACGGCTCACCTGACGACCAGGAAGCAGGAACTCTGCAGGAATGTAAGCGCTTGTAAAGCCTTCAGCTACGTAGCACTCGTATACCCAAGCGCTACCATCCTGATATGGAAGACCGCTTGCACGTACCTGGAATTTAACATCGTCAAAAGAAAGGATTGCGCCAGGACCGAACCACCTCTCTTCAAGAGCAATATAAATTGGAGTACCGTTAAGACCAGGAGTAACAGTGAGATCGTTTGCAGTAATCTCCTTACCGTTCCACTTAGCCCAACGAATATTAACAGCGTGCTCACTGTCAACCATTACAGACCACTCATACTCGCGATTCTCAATAATCATAGTCTTACCAAGACCGCCAGTAATAAGATCGATAGCTGTAGAAACACCATCGTCCTTGGTGCCGAACACCAGTGAAAGCAGACCGCTTACCTCATGAGGTTTAGTAAGCAGTGCATTAGAAATCATATTTTCGTCCACCAGGTCCGAGAAACGACGTCCACGATACAGCTGGAGGTTGTTAAGAATTGTATTATTCATATATTGATTAATTAATATTTATCAGAACAGACCTGATGCAATGTCTAATACTGACTTCTATTTTTCATCGGCATTATATGTACTATGATTCTTAGTACTATGCCTTAACATTTTTCTAAGTTTATCAGCAGCGGATGACTCGCCTGTCTTTTTTGCGCTGGAAATAAGAGCATCGGCTTTCATAGTAAAGTATGCAGATTCAATTAAGTTCTTTGATAGATTCTTATTGAAATCTTTTTGATACTGTGACATTCCGTCTCCATCCAACTTAAAGATATAATCGAACAACGCCTTGCGATCTTCTCGCGGAATTTGTATACCGCGAATATCGGTCAGGTTTGATATATTGTCCGTTACGTCCTTGAAGAACTGTTGTTGACGCTAGGCGTTTATAGCAGCCATTTCTTCTTGCTGTTTAGCAACTTCTTCGGCTTGCCTTTTACGAATACCTTTAAGTCTTTCTAGCGCATCTTCAGATTCCTCGTACAACATGTCGGCATCTTCATAACGAGTCAATCGTTTATTAATCTGATCGTCGTTATAACCGTCAAGTTTAAGGAGTTCTCTCACAACTGCTTTTTGATTGTTTTCATCTTCCAAATCTATTGAATCCAAGCTAAGACTTTCTTTTTGTATACTGTAGAAATCTTCAAACTTACCTCCGTTCTTGACATATTGGTCAAGCTGTGCAATCCTATCATCTGCATATTGCGGAACAGAGTTTTGATTCACAGTTTCTACGAGGTAGTCTCTAAGACCTTCCACAGTCAGAGGTCTATCTTTTTCATCAATATCTGCTACATTCCAACCAAGAGACTCAGCAACTGCATCAAAGAGGAGCCCTACTTGTTCGGCTTCATGTATGTCACCTTCAGTAGGATCTTCTGTTTCAATTACATTGTCCTCTGTTTGCTGTTCTATTTGGTTGTCTGTTGTTTGTGTGTTGTTTAACACTTGTTCTGGAATTTGACTGTCGTCATCATGTGATTCGACAGCGTCATCCGTTTTATCGCCGTCCTCAGTATTCACTGGCGGTTCATTCTTATCATCATCTTCTACAAGTGGTGTATTTGGTGCAAGTACTTCATCGATATCTGTAATACCTTCGCCAATCTCGGCGTTGGAATAGATACCTCCAAGTATATCATCAAATCCACTCGGAATAGTATTCTTTTTCTTTGCCATATTGCAATATGTTATTGGTTATGTTTGCGCATTTTTGTGCGCTTGTTTTTGTTCTTATCTTTTTTAGATAAACGCCCTTTTTCAGAGCTATATTGTTCAAGATTATTTATATCTAATCTCATATAATTTATACAGTTTATTCTGTTATTCGTTGTTTGATTTAGTAAACAATCTAAGTCCTGTTAATCCTATACCAAATGGGAGAAGTCCATATCTAATATCATTTATATTAAAGTTATCTCTTTTTCCTAAAGGAATTCTAACTCCATTATTATCATAAGTTACTGCATCTGCTAGTTTTAAACTATTTGGTTTTTTAGCAATATAAACATCTCCAAACAATATATCAAATTTATTTTTACTAATAGAACTATCATATTGAGGGTCTGCTAATTCTTGTAATAAAGCCTTCTCTCTATTATTATAATCAATAAAAGTCGATGACCATTTACTAGTATTTAAAGGATTTATATCTGTTGGAGACATTTTAAAATCGCTTAGTAAAGGCGATTCAAAATTACCATAAAGTCTAAAAACTTCAGGAGAATATATTTGGTCAGTTGTTCCATACATCGTATTAATTACTCTATCTGCTGCAATCTGTCTATAAGGAGAAGTAGGATTAACAGGCTCTTTTATAAAGTTTAGAGTATTGACTACTGTTTTGTCTCTGTTTCCTCCTATAAAAGATAAGCCTCTATTAAGAAAGTCTACGATACGTGCTCTTCTGTCAAGCTCATCTATCTTTTTGTTGTTAGAATCTATAATACTTTGAATCTTTTTTGCTCTATTTGAAGGAGAATTGTTTAATCCTAACCTTGTTGAAATTCTATCCCATACGGTTCCTGTATGTAGGTTATGTAATTGTTTGTTCAGTTGTGACGACTGTCTGCTTAAATTATTGATTTGTGAGTATATTTGTTTAGTTGATGGGATAATCTCAGAATCAAATAAATCATACACAGAAGTTACTTTATTTATAATTGGCTCCACCTCATGTGCTTTTACTCCGCTATATTTTGCATTTTCATAATTATTAGCAAGATAAGTGTTTCCTTCATTTGCTCCTCTATTACCTTTTCCACTCATTGCTTTAGAAAATCCATTTTCTCTAATACCTTTTGCAGTTCTTGTTCCATGGAATAAAGATAAAGGAAAGCCATCTTTTCCTACTGCCGATGAATTTGGAGCACTGACTTTAAAATGCAAATCTCTTAATCTCTGAGCTTCAACCATATCTCCTCTAGCAATAGCAGCATCTTGTGCAGCTGTCCATTGTGCAGGAGTTATATTAGTGGCATTCTCAGCTGTAATCTCAGGAACACCTCTAGCAATCAAAGGTTCGTCTGATAATAATCCAATAGGTGTATTGCTAGTATTAAATTCTGGAGTTTCTATTATCGGCCGCTTTGGGTATGTATACGTATATGTAGTAGTAAGATCTTCAGTTGGATATAGTAATCCATTTTGGATAGACGGTATGTCGTGTGTAATACCTATCGCTGGACGCTTTATATCTATAGGATTTGCAATTATTCGTTTATCCCACCATATACTAGATGGATCTGATATAAAGTAAGAAGGTCTATTATAGTTCCCTTTGCCTTCCAATTCGTTTTTATATGGAAATGCTACGTCTTTTGATCTTAAATAATTAGCAAAAACTCGATTTACATTTTCTATAGTCGCGTTGTTTACTCCAGTAGTATATCTTCGAGCCGAAACCACGTCATCAGCGTGACCATATTTTCTAATCTAATTTTTATCAAGACCAAAATAATCTACTAAATCGTGTGCCGCTTGATAACTTCCAAGTACGTCATCGGTATCCTACAATAATTTGTTTACTTGTGTACGAACATTTTTATTAGACTAACGAATATTGTCTATTTTCTAAGAAAGATTTATATCTTCTACATTCCAATCAGTATTATCGTAATGATCTAATAGATTTTTCCACGAACGAGCTGTCCATTTGTAGAAATCAGGAGAAATGAAATCAGGCATTGGTTGTCCTACATACGTGCCACTATATAAGAATCCATTACGTAAAGAAGCTGGCTGATTCGGAATATACTCTGCAAATTCTTCTGCTGTTGCCAGATCTGCGGATGTATGTAGACCAACATCGCTACGAGAATAATTTCTAAGAGCTTGTTCTGGTATTCCACGATTTGTAGGACGCCCGTGATACATATGAAACAATGGCTATTGTTGTATATCTGGCGTATTTAAAAATGGTTTTACTTCGCGATTAAACCTCCATGTCCTCACAGGGTCGCTGTTTATTACAGTTCTTGCACTTCTACTAACGCCTCTTGCTACAGCACCTACAGCAGATCCGACACCATTCAGCATCTTACCTCCAAGAGCAAAGTCTAACGGTAACCAAGCACCAAGCTATCTTTCGTCGTTAGCGCGTATTTCTGCACCTCTATATGGATTTAAAGATCCTTCTGTCAAAGCAGCAGCATAATTGCCTGGCATCAATAGAGGCATTATTGTATTATTGACAGCATCTGTTGCCGATGTACCTACAGGTGCCCCTAATGCTCTAGCAGCCCAATATTGAGGTGTAGCCTTCTCTGCTGTTCTAGCTAAAGTATTTATACCTTCCATAGCTGCGCTTAGAGGCTCCATCAATTCACTAGGCTACAATTGTTTAGTATTTGCACTAACCCAATATGGTTTATGACCTCTCACTGTTACATCAGCTAGTCTACCTCCATAGTAATAATCACCTTGTTGGTTATATTCTAACCTCCTAGGAGTTGGAGTACCTACATACTAAGCAGGAGCCCATCCGTTACGCCAAGTATTAGCGCTCTATGTTGACCAAGGACTTGGATCTTTACCCTCTTCATAGCGAGGCAATGCTCTACCATTCTAGTATACCTATTCGCCACTCTTCCACCTCTAGAAGCGCTCTCTAAAAGATTTATTGTCTCTACGCATACGTATTGCCCTCCATCTTATTTGCTATTAAATTAGCTATTACGTTGTGCGCAAAGTCATTTCCTTCGTCATGTTGCACTGCTTGTAATATCATCTTTAATAGTATGTTATTCTATCTTACGAGTTCCAATAACTCTTTTTCTTCATTGAGTGTCATTTCTCACCAGATGCTCTATTGCGTAATGCATATCTACCTTTAACCTTCTCGCGTTCCAAAGCCGCGTCATCTTTTTGTTTCTGAAGCTTCGTCTCGTGTTCCATCTTTTCTTTCTCAAGTTGGATCTTCTTATCTTCGATGTCTTTCTTATACTTCATTTCGCGGTCTTTTACAAACTCTTCAGAACGTATCTTCTATTGCTGCATAGCAATATCGTACATTTCGGCTGGATCAGGTATACCGTTATTATTAATATCTTTCTCTTCGCTACCACGATACGTAGAAATCTCTGCTACAGCTATCTTAGTCTAGTTATCAGCATCTATCTTATAACGTTCAAGATCCATCTTAGCTTCTTCAAGCATAAGCTCTTGCTCACGCATTTCATTCTGCATTTGTTGAAGTTGTACAGCTTGTTGTTGTTCTGCTTCTTGTTGTTGCTGCATAGCTTGCTCTTGTCTAGTCTACATATCTTGAAGCTTCTGTTTGAGTATATTGAAGTTGTCGTTCGTAAGTACTTCTGCAGCTTCTAACAATGATGCACCGTTTTGCATAGCTGGCTGTATAAGTTGCTGGAGTTTTTGTATATTCTCCATATCCTTAGAAGTATCGCTTACAAATACATCCATGTCTTCATAATAGAACTAAGGACTAATATCAAGGAACGCACGCTCTCCATTATCAAATACATAACTGAGCTTCTTCTTTCCACTCTGTTCCCAAGCCCCTTTAGCTGTATTAAGAAGCATGTTCAAAGCATGTCGCTTACATTGATTGTGCATCCAGAATAAAGGTTCTGTGATATGTGAAGACTATACAACACTGCGTTCTACATTACCAACAAGTTCATTAGAACTAATAGCTCCTTCACGCTATTCTGTAATACCAGATATAGTACCTGCAAGCTATTCTATCTTATCCATTAACTGTATGTACTCAGCTATCACATTACTCATCGTAAGATCGAGTGAAGTGATCTGATTAAACGCAGCGGAGTTGTGTACGATTGTAAAATCGTCAAGTAAGAACAAATGATCTCCGTCTGTTGAGAAACCATAGTATTCTCCAATACCGTAGTGTTCTACATTAAACATCGTTCTGTTTATATCTTTCTGCCGCACTTTATCTCCAACTGCCTTTTTTCTTGAAATTCTTGTAGGTATTCTTTCACACCCGCTTAATATAGAAACGACGTATTGTTCCTCGGT